CGAAAAGAGTTCATATATCAGTACTTTTTTCAGATGTTAGAGCACAAAGGTATTGAATGGGAATGGCAATACGCTGATAAAAAAGGTCAGCATCATATCCACCAACGTGCTAATATGATGGGCTATGATTGGATATGGCGGGTTGATGATGATGCAGTTCCTGAACCAAACGTCTTAGAAACGCTTTACAGCCACATAAGCGAGTTTGTTGGAGCAGTTGGTGGGTCAGTATTAACTCCCCCCTATTTGCCCAATACGGGCTCTGTAACGGGCGCTATTGACCAAATTAATAATGAACCTAATATCCAGTGGGGTAAAATTGAACGAGTCAAGCAAGTTGAACATTTACACTGTACTTTTTTGTACCGCGCTGGTGTGCATGATTATAATACTGGCCTATCGCGCGTGGCCCACCGAGAAGAAACATTGTTTACATACGGTCTGCATCGAAAAGGTTATCAGGTATTAGCAGTACCCAATGCAGTAACATGGCACATGAAGAATCCGCAAGGCGGAATTCGTAGCGAAACAAGACAAGAGATGTTTGAGCACGATGAGCAAATATTTAAAAATGTCCTCAAAAACAGACACCATACTATTGTGGTGCTTAATTGCGGTCTCGGGGATCACATTGTTTTTAGTCATGTTTTGCCTGCTATTCGCAATCCCCTTGTTTTTACATGCTATCCTGAAGTAATACCGGGCAAGTCAATAGCCGAAGCATTTAAGTTGTTTGGTGACATTGAACCGTATAACATCTATAAAAAGATGGATCAGTGGAAGTGGAAGAACAGTTTAGAAGACGCATATCGGAAAATGTACTTATGATTATTATAGCACCGTATGCGCAGAAGTTAAGGACGGGTAAAGAAAATCCAAAAAACTATCCGTACTGGAAAGAGTTAATCGAGATAATTGACGAACCCATAGTACAAGTTGGTGTTGAGGGTGAAAAACAGCTTGTACCGAATTTTAAAAAAAATCTGCCTATTTCAGAGTTACGTAAGTTACTACATGAGTGCAAAACTTGGATTGGAGTAGATAGTTTTTTTCAACATTTAGCTTGGGATGAAGGAGTAACAGGTATTGTATTGTGGGGACCATCTGATCCATTGATTTGGGGGCATCCAGAAAATATTAATCTACTAAAAGACCGATCATGTTTAGTAGAAAATCAGTTTATTTGGTGGGAAGCCACCGAACACAAAAAAGAACGATTTGTAAAACCACAGATAGTTTTAAAAAATTTAGAGGAATAGAACATGGCCCAATCAGGCTACACGCCAATTAGTCTTTACTACAGTTCAACGTCTGGTGTTGCTCCAACATCGGGCAACCTTGTCAATGGTGAGTTGGCTATCAACATCACTGATGGTAAGCTGTACTTTAAAAATACTAGCGGCGCTGTTACGCTGTTAGCCTCTGCGGCTGGCGCAGTAGCTGCGACTAATCTTTCTGGCGGCACGTCAGGACAGATCCCTTATCAAAACGGTGCAAGCTCGACAACTTTCATAGTTGCACCAACAACTGCCAGCACTTACTTAGGCTGGAATGGTAGTGGCTTCTATTGGTCAAGCACCACGGGTGTGTCTGGTTATAGTGGCTTTAGTGGCTACAGTGGCGGCACCGGCACTAATGGAGCATCTGGTTACAGTGGTATTAGCGGCTACTCTGGCAGCGGCGTATCTGGCTACTCTGGATATAGCGGTGCTACTGGCACAGGAACATCTGGCTATAGTGGCTTTAGTGGCTACTCTGGCTACTCTTCATTTTCAGGTTTTAGTGGCTTTAGTGGATACAGTGGAGTATCTGGCTACAGTGGCTTAGGTTTATCCGGCTACTCTGGTATTTCTGGATACTCTGGGGCAGCATCATCGTCTACCGCTAACTCAGTAACATTTAACTCTGGCGGAGCTGGTGGAACATCCCCTGTCTCATTTAATGGTAGTGCGGCACAAACTATTTCGTATAACACTATCGGTGCGCCCGGTATCTCCGGCACTAATGCAACTGGCACTTGGCCAATTAGTATTAGTGGAACAGCTGCTACGGCAACCAACCAATCTGGTGGTTCTGTAAACGCAACCAGCATTGCGTACAGCACAACACTTACTGGCGGTACTGGTATTGTTAACTTGGGCTCTGGTCAGTTCTACAAAGACGCTAGTGGTAATGTATCGATTGGATCAACTTCCACTCCAGCAACTTTGTATGTCAAGGGTGGTAACTCAAATAACTTATCTATTGACAACGGCGGTCAGCAGTTTACTACTTTATCGTTGTATAATAACGGCACCGAAAAGGCCCAGATGTACTGGGATCAGACCAATACATTGTTTGTGTTTGGTACCGATGTTAGTGCTCCAGTAGTATTTAAGGCAGCTACAGTAGAGCGTATGCGTATCTCTAGCGCCGGTGGTGTGTCAATCGGCACAACTACGGACGCTGGTGTTGGTAACTTGCTGGTTAATGGTACGGTAACGGCATCAAACTACATTGGTCCTGGCACTGGACTAACTGGTACCGCATCAGCTTTATCTATTGGTGGTAACGCTGCAACAGCCACAACAGCTGCTAACGGGGGAGTTACTTCGGTAAATGGCTTAACCGGAGCTGTAACCATTGTAAATCTACCTGGTCTTTTAGGCCAAGTATTTACATCTTCAGGCACATTTACCGTTCCTACTGGAGTTACGGCACTTAAAGTAACTGTTGTAGCTGGCGGTGGAGGCGGTGGAGGCGGAGGCGCTGGTGGCAGTCCTGGTGGTAATGGGGGCAACAGCCGTGCTTTTGTTAGTTATGTTACTGGGCTAACGCCATTAGCAACAATATCAGTTACCATTGGGGGCGCTGGTGGAGGCGGTAGTGCTGGATATCCAGGTAGTAATGGTAGTAGTGGCGGTACAAGTTCTTTCGGTTCTTATTTGATTGTAGGAGGGTCTTCGGGAGGAGGCGGAGGAAGTTACAACCCTTGCTCTGGACAAGCTGGAAATGGATCAAGTGGAACGGGGTCTGGAACTCCTGGCGCTGTTTTTTCCCAAGCAGCTAATTTATTTTTTAATAATGCAGGATCAATATCTTATGGTGCAGGTGGAGGTGGAGGTGGTCCCTTTAATAATGGTAGTTCTGGGCTACCGGGTTTTGTTTTTGTAGAATGGTAAAAATAAAATGACAGTTCAAAATTATTTAGTAGTAGAAAGTAACGTAGTAACCAATCTTGTTGTTTGGGATGGTGATACAAATACATGGCAACCGCCAGCAGATGCAACAATGTTGGTACAAGCCACTACACCAGCGATGATTTGGAAACTATCTGGAGAGCCTCCAGTATATGTTCTATCTGAAGTTATCGGTTCTGGCGACATTGGATTTACATGGAATGGCACAGTTTTAACAACCAATCAGCCACAGCCACCCAATCCTACACCGCCTATATCAACCGGAACAAAAACTGCATAATGGTTACTAATATTAGTCCATCCCACTCTTTTACATACGATGGTGCACAATTAAACATATATCATGCAGATAAAGGCGAAGGTTTACCAAAGCATCAACACAATTTCAGTCATGCAACTATGTGTAATTCTGGATCATGTTTGGTAAGTCTTGAAGGTCGTAATTACACAATTAATAAATTTAGCCAGCCTTTAAATTTACCGGCTAATGAATGGCATCAAATTGAAGCACTAGAGAACAATACAGTATTTGTAAATGTATTTGCTGAAGGTAAGTATTAATTTTAATTAACTAAAGGAATTAACATGGCATTAAATGACACAATCACAACAATCGAAGCTGAATTAGAAGCCCTCAAAGCTGAAGTAACCCCTGCCGCTGTTCAAGCAGAGCCAGAGGTAATTGTTCCAGCTACCCCAGAGCCACAAGTTCACCAGGCCCCCGTCTCCCCAATCCTGCAGATGGCTATCGACCAAGCCGCACAACGCCTAGCCAGAGAGACTGCAAAATAAGATGGACTTACAATCCTTTTTTAACATGGTCCTTCCGCTGGTCTTTGTAGCCATCGGCTGGTTTTTAAAAGAGCTTTGGACTGCGGTCCAAGCTCTGAAAATTGACCTACACGACTTGCGTACTCATTTAGCTGAAAATTATATGCACAAGGACGACTTCACAGCACGCTGGGAAGAAGTACTTAAGGCAGTCCACCGCATTGAAGATAAGCTAGACGAGTTGCGTAGCTCAAAATGATTAAAAAGGTCTTCAACGACCTCTTGACCGGAGCAGATAACCAGACCCACGACATTGCGCGTTGGTCT